CGTAAAGTACCTTCTTTAGGGAATACCAAACCATTTCCGTTTCCCTTAGATTCTAACTGTTTCTTTCTAGCTAGCATCTTTTCCTTTGTAGAAAGTCCATCTGATGAAACTTCCTTCTTTTTCTTTTTGTCAAGTGCCATATTAATCGTTATTATTTGGTTCTGAGTAAATTATCTCATTCATACTCAACACCGTTAAAGTGTTCTTTTCCAAAAGTTGTTGTAAGCCTGGGGTAAGCTTGTCTGTTTCAAATTCCAGTTCCTTACCGGCATACAAACCATAGGTAACTATTCTACCTACTTGCACCAAATCCCGGTAAGTTCTATACTCTTCGGTAATCTCCCCGAGTTTAACTATAACTCCCTTACGAGGAACTCCCTCTTTTACTTGTTCCGGGATAATAAGCCCAGAACGAGTTTGGTTTACTTCTTTTGGTGATAAGATAAGAACCCTGTTTTCAGTTGGACATCCAGGTAATTGTTTGTCAAACTGATCTGCTACCATAGCAGAGATGAAAGTTAATGAATAATTCATATTCTAATTCGTTTTTAAAAGTTAGTAATTACTTATAGTTATTATTGTTGCTTCCTCATGTTGGCATTAATAGTTCTCAAGATATTCTCCCGACTCTCGTATGCTCTACATATTGAAATATACTTGTTAGCCTTTTCTACTGCTTTCAAATATCGTTGATATATCGATTTATATTTTGGGGATATGTTAGCCTTATGAGCAACGTAATCATTATTGAATCTTTCATTAGATTCTTTAATAAATATCCAAGCAGCAGAATAAGCTTCATCCTTTTCCCTTGCTAGAGCATCTCTTTCTTTAATATACTTATCTCTTAAAGAACAAAGTATATAATAACTAGTGGGAGATTCCCTTAACTGAGAATTAATGATATTTTCATTAATGGATAATTCCTTAGCAATATCTATGGTTATGATATTACCTTCGAATTTAACCTTTAGTTTCTTCAGTTCCGTCTTCATGTACTTTCAATAAATTCTTAAAATCCTCTTTTGAATATTTACCTTCTTGAATTGCTTTAGATACCTGAGCAAATGCACAGTGATAGGCAGTATCTAAACCAGGCAAGTGAAGAATAGATTCATACTTACCAATTATATCAATTAAAGCCTTGAATCTTAAGTCACATAGGTTATCTGTTCCTCCTCTATCTACTAGAGTCATAAACAGAGCCCAATAAATATGAGTAGCATCTTCATAAGCTAACTTTGCATCTTCATCCTTCATTACACCAAATGCCAAATCTTCTAATAATTTGAGATTTGATTGAAGTTGCTCTATCTGAGACCTAACTCGGTTGAATACCATTTTATCTCTACCGACTAATCTCAAATTACATAAGTCTAATTGACGATTGAGGTTTTGAATAGAGAACTCTAAGCAGGCAGATATCATATAGGTTAAAGATGATAGCCTATTTGTATTCATTATTTGTTCTTCAGTTGCCATAGTTTATAATATTTTATTATTTATGTTGTCATAGTATCCTCTTTCTTCACTTCTGTAGGTGATTTTGGATTTTCTTTATGATGAAGATACTTATTACAACCTGGGCACTTAACTAATTTACAATCAGCAAAAGTGGATGAATCTACTTCTGAGTAGTCATATTCAAATTCACAATCACAGTAAGGGCATTTAGCCCTCCATACTGTGGGTCCGTTCAAAATCTTTTTCATAACGTTTTCTTTTCTTAATATATTTATATACTAACATGGGTGATATCCCATACTTCCTAGCAAGTTTTGCTTTTATCATACCAGTATCATACTCATAAAGTAATTGAAGTATATCGGGTCTACTTAACTTTGTATCTGAAAATTTAAACCTACCATCTCTAATACATTGTTGAGTATTTTCCTTAGCAGTACCCCAATATAAGTTCTTATAATGATTATGAGTTCTTATATTATCCTTATGACATACATACTTATGATTATTTGGGTTTGGTACATATACTAATGCTACTAATTGATGAATGTTATAAGTATACCTATATCCATTCGTATCCCTAATAGAAACTATAACGTATCCGTTATTTTTAATTTGATTAAGGGATAATTTTACCCAACCTTTACCCTTATAATTAGAATATACCTTACCATTCTTGGTAACATGGTAATTAGGGCAACCAATGCAATCTAAGTTTCCCTTTAAAATCTTCCTCATACTGCTTTATCTCTTTACTAAACAATTTAGGATAATCCTTAATGATTACATTCTTATACTCCTTATGTTCTTCCATATACTCCTCTACTGAGAAATCTGGTTGAAGCATCTTTCTATAATCATACCCAGGAATAAAAGGTAATTCTTCTGCCATTGACCTACCAATAGAGAAGTCCATTGACATATCTACATCATCCACTTGAAATCCGAAATACCTTTTCGTACTTGGGTTACGTAGGATATTCCAGATTGTATATACAGTCCATGTGTTAATATATTCAGGCTTTGAGTAAAAATAGGCTGCATCATGAACAGTTGCTACTTCAAGCATACGGGGTAATTTACCTTGTCTCATTAACCAATAAACAAGGATAGCTCCAAAATTGGTCATATTTGCTGCAGCACCTTGACATGGGAAGTTAAGACCTAAACGAATTGCATAAGCAACTTCTTGCTTATCATTTGAATATATTTGTGGGAGTCTTCGTTTAGTACCAAATAATTGGGTATAATATCCATGCTTACGAAGGAATTTCTCTTGCTTCTCTTTAAATTTAAGTATTTTAGGATGTTTCTTAAAGAACTCATCCATCTCTTTACGAGCTTCCTCCTTGGTAACTATAATACCAGCTTTTGGGTCTGATAATTTTACTGCTAGCAAAGCATCTCCAATCCCATAAATAAGTCCAAATGCAATTTGCTTTGCTTGCTTTCTCCTTACCTTCCAAAGCTTATGGTCAGGATGACTTTCGTCTTCGTATATTTTACTTGCTTCCTCAATTGGAACCCCATATTTTGCTGCTGCTATACCAAGGTGAGGGTCTACTCCCTTAGCAAAAGCTTCCAGATAAGTTTCATCACCTGATAGATGGGCCATCATTCTTAACTCTGCCTGAGAATAGTCGAATGCCATATATAAATAACCCGGAGGAGCAACTAATTGTTTCTTAATATTTGGGTCTACCGATGTCTTGGGTATTTGCTGCATATTTGGGTCAGCAGAACTGAATCGATTAGAATCAGTACCATGTATATTATATCTACCGTGTAATCGAGAATCATCTTGGACTTTTTCATGCCAACCCTCAATATAAGTAGTATACATTTTCTGTAAACCTCTTAATTCAAGTAGCTTATCAAGGAATATTGCTTTTGGGGATTCTGGGTCTTTTACGGTTAACCTTAATTCAACCAAAGTATCTTCATCGGTACTTGGCTTACCAGATTCATTATTTTTAATTACTGGGAATTTAAAACCAGAATCTGAATACATGAGTTGGGGTAAATCAACCGGACTACTAAGATTAAGAGGTCTTATAAGTTCCTGTTCTTTCTTGGTAGTAAATATACCTGCACGAATGTTTGATATCTTTTGTTCCCTTGAATCAATCTTACGTTTATCTTTTGGGTCATTGTAATCTAACTCTTCAAGTTCAGCCTCAATAGATTCGATATACTTTTCTATTTTAACTTGATTATATTTCTTGGTAAACTTCTTTACCCTTGGTAAATCATAGATTGCTTGTCTAGCAGCATCTATCTTTGGTTTATATTCCTCAAGCAATTTCTGATTAAATTCCGTATCAAGGTATAATCCCTCTTTCTCTACCGAAGTTAATACCCGGGAATTACACATAAATAAATTACGAAATACCGAATACATCTTCAAGTCAATTAACTTCTTCTCGAAGAATATCATTAATCGTAAAGTGAAGTCTGTATCTTGACAGCCATATTTACATAAGGGGTCTAATTCCTTTTTATCCCAGGGTATCTTATCAAACTTATCTTGCTTTTCATAATCACCATATTCTGGTAGATATCTTCTAACCATATCTTTTAACCCATGGGGTTTTTCTTCGTTGAGAACATATTTTGCAAGCATACCATCTAAGCATGTACCTCTATAATAGATATGATACTTTTGATTAATCTGGTCATCAAACTTCCAGTTCCATGCAACCTTTACAATATCATAATTCTCAATAATCTCTTCCCCAAATTTCCTTAACATCTTCTTCCAGTCCCATCCCGGTGAAGTATATTCTTTTGTTTGGAAATGGTCTAAAGGAATAGAAGCACCAAACCCTGGCATCCAAGATACTGAGAGAATAGTTGGCTTGAAACTTTTATTATAGATTGGTTCGGCATTAGTTTCGTAGTCACAACAAGCATAACCAGTTGCCTTGCAACAAGCAATTAGTTTCTTTAGTTCTCTTTTGTTCTTAATTATCTTATATCTTGTTTCCATATTAATAAATAGAAAGAGGGACATACCTACATGTAGTAGATACATCCCTCTAATATTAGAATGAGTCCTGTAAATCTTCAAGATTGGTATTCAGGTATTTCCAATCTTTCTTGTAAGAATGAAGAGAATCAATTGTATGGTATAAGTAACCGAGTTTAACTCCAACCTCTTTAGCTACATATTCCATAAGTCTCCATGCAAGATATACATCATTACCAAAGTGAGTAACAAAGTCCGAACTCCTTTGGTGATAACAAATATGTAATACCTTCT